ACTGCATTGCGTGGTTCGTTATCATATATTATTATTGCATTCTCTTTAAGATTAGATATCTTTTTAAAATCACTACCACCAACTGCTATAGAGTTTGGTAGGAATAGACTATCTATTGGCCCTTCTGTGACATAGATAGTTTTTGACTTGTCCACATTATTATTGTTGTAGATGAGTGGAACGTCATCTACGAATCTCATAGTTAAGTATCTCAGAGGTGAATCATTTATTGCTCTACCACTTATACCAATCAATTCTCCATTCTCTGCGTAGAATGGAAATACTATACGAGAATCATTACCTAAGACCCTCTCTCTATACTTAGTATGTAAAAAAGAGAGAGATTGTGCCTGTTGTACGAACAACAGTTTCTTAATTATTTCATCGTCTATCTTTCGGTCTTGGAGATACTCTCTTGCCTCTCCTTTTTCCCATGCCGAAACACAGACAGCAGGTAAATTATTCTCGACAGTCGTATTTAGAGGTTTTGATTTTGGAACAAATTTAAAGTCATTTGCACTAGGCATCTTTCTTTTCTTGACTTTAATTTTTGTACCACCCTTCTCTTGAAGATACTCCTTCAAGTATTCTCTATGGATATCGGGGAAGTTATCCTTAAGGAAGTGAACAGACGATGTAGATTTACCACAATTGTGGCACTTGTATACAAAGTTTTGTTCCACCACAAAATGATACCCACGTGCTTTGTGAGGATTCGTTTGAGAATCACCACAGTAGGGACATCTGTGATTAAGAGTTTTTTCGTTCTTCCACTTGCAAACATCCAAACGGGATGCTACCATACTTAAGTATTTGCGTTCTAACCATATCATACTAGCTATTATACTAGAATGATATGATTATCACAAGGGGGTTTCGTAAGGAATCTTACTATTCGTCTTCAGCTGGTTTTACGGCTATGCCTGGAGCTTCACCTGTCTTTAACCAATGGTCAAGTCTTTCGTTATACTCTTCCATAGCAACGTCATATGACGCCTTAGCTAAATCGTATCCAGTAGTACCTTCCGCTGGCATGTTGCCATCTTCATCAGCCATTGATGGTTTCAGAAGATGGAAATCTTCCGCTTTTCTTTCGTCTGCCATTTTTATCTCCTAAAATATATGTCAGTTAGTTATTTATGTTATTTATATCTTTTTTCTTCGGAACTCGTACTACTATTCTAGGTGGTTCGGGTTTCCTGTAAGAAGATATAAGACCTGTAGCGGTCACCAATAACAACAATGCTAGAGGGTCAAACACAAATATCAATGCTATTATAACATATCTCACTGCGTTGTCGAGATAGTTTTTTGCATTATCTTGTCCGTATATCATTTCTGCAACGTACATGATTGGGCCAACCTTCCCTTCTTGTTGTAACTGGAGTCTCTCAAATGGTAACTTCTCAGTATTGAGTGTTACTATCTCATCTACAATTTGGTCAATAGAAACAGCGATTTCTTGTCGTTCATCTTTCTGTCTTCTATCTATATAGTTCCTGTCTTTTGGTTGTGCAGTGTCTATGATATTATCTAGACTTGAAACTCTGCTCTCTAATCTTTGTAATTGATTCTCTTTTGACTCTATTCTTTTGTCTATGATAGACATCTCTAGAGAATATGAATCACCTTCTAGTGCGGTTTCAATGTTTGCTTTTGATAGAAATCCGAATATGCCTAACGATGTAATCAACATGAGTATAACTACTGCGGAAGCAAGATAATACTTCATGTAGTTAAGTTTGTCCCAAAACATATGAACGTAAGCTGCAGTAACTATTTTACCAAATTCCAGTGCACTCATCATAACTATTGTGGACATGTATGCACCCGCAAATATAATCCCCATCCCTATAACAGAGAAATAGGCAGCGATGCCCGCTATCATTAGACTTGTTGCTAATGCCAAATAGTTCAGAAATTGCATAATTTATTTTGGTTTTCTAGTCCAAAGTTCGTAGAATCTTTTGTCTCGTTTTCGTTTCATTGTAGTAGGCATTGATATAGCACTACCTGTTGCGTTCACTGGCGCATCTTCATTTAGTTTTTCCATCCGCATATATCCCATCAAGTCATCAGCAAGTTGTAGACCAGCGGTATAATCTGAAGGATAATGTAATCCTGCTTCAACTCTACCCCATCCACATGTATGAGCGGCTTCATGTAATTCTTTTCGGTGGTCGGGATATAAACTTGCGTAGTAATTAGCAACCACTCTAGATTGTACTGCATGTCCACTTGGATAAGCAGGAGTCTTTGCAGTCGGTGTAACGAATGGTTTAAAGTCCATCTTTAATGCATCTGCCAATTGATATGGTCTTGGACGATTAAAAAAGTTTTTAAAGTGTCTTACAACAGGACTGCATTGTCTTTCAATATACTCTATAGTTGCGTCTTCAAAGTCTAAATTGTTCTCTTCTAAGTATGCTTTGATATAGTACGAACCATCTTCATCGCAATCAACGTACTGTCTTTTGATTTCAGGTGTTGTATTTTTAAGTAATTGCTGAATTTTTTTGATGTCATCTAGGGTAGCAGTTGAGTTATTTGCTGGTGGTACGGCAACTGATATTTTTTGCCAACCAGTAGACCATAAGTCTATGTCTTTATACTTAGGTTTCTTCAACTCCGCTTGGTGTCCATACACCATGTCGTTGACTTTTGTTACTTCCTCAATAAACATCATCAGCGGTTACCAATACTCTGTGTTCTTCTAGAAATCCTATGTAAACAGGAATACCATACACTATACTATGTTCTGCTACAATCTGTATAGGTGTTTTTGGTCGATATCTGCAATCATTTTGATAGATGGCAAGTCTAAGATTGTATGTAACTCCCACACGTAATTCTGCTAGATTAATAGTTTCTTGAATAGATTCAGATGTGACCAATTCATTTTCTTTTAAATGTCTGTAGAACTTTTCACACAACTCATCTGCTTGGTCTTCAGTCAGTCTAGTTTCTTCTTTAAGTAGTGCAAGTGCAATTGCATATGAAGCGAACTGCGATTTACCAAAAGGAACTCGTTCAATCAACTTCTTTAGATTGAATACGAGTCTATGTAAAGGTGTGTATGATGCTTTTTCGGAAGCAGTGACTGGTTTGTTTTCTAGTTTGACAGCAGGATTTTTAGGGTCGGGCTTATGTGTAATCCGTTTACCCTTCTTGTCTATGTATCCAAATTTAAAGGCTTGCGTCTTCTCAAAAGGTGTTGTTAACATCTTGAGGATACGGAATACTATTAGTGTGTCTATAATTCTAGCGGCCATATATCTATTTATACCTGTCGGAGAGTCATTGCGAGTTTCTCATCGATAGGAACTTCAACTTCAAACCCCTCTTCTACGTATCCTAGATATAACAGCATCGTTTTAATCGATGACCAGTATTCTACATCCTTGATTTTAAATTTTAACATCCTCATTGATGCATCGTATCCAAAGACATTAAAGATGCAAATAAGGTGATTTAGCATAAGACGTTCTCTCAGTTCATCATGTTGATAGTATCTGAAAAGAAGTCGTTTAAGGTATCTAAACCTACGTAAGTCTTCATAGAAGTCATCCATGTCTTCACACTGTGGGTCATCATAGTGTTTTATGGCGTAGGCGGCAAAGTTCTTTGCTGTTAGTTTGTCAAATAGACTCATAATGTATTAAATTGTTTTGGTTGCACTAATATTTAGTGCAAGTGAAGAGCGTTATGCTAAAGAACCGTATACTTTAAATGAACCAGTATCTAATTTTTCAGTTCTAATCTTCATAGTAAAGTTAGTCTTCTCTTCTTCAATTTCATCATGTGGGGTATCAACTGTTTTACCAATGATATCACCGTAACGTGAAAATGAGATTTCAAACTCACCACTCTCACTCATGTCTATATCATTGATATTACCATCATGTGATAAACCAAGTAGAGATAGTTTTGCTTCCATTTGTGCAACGGCAGCTCTAGGGTTGATAAACTCCATAGATGCGGTATGACCTAGGATAGCATTAAGTCTTGCCTTAACGTCTGCGTCATCGATGTTATGTTCACCCGCCATGCCTTCGTAGCCTGGGTTAACGTCTTCTGTGAGATATGCTTTAAATGTTTTCATAGTTTTATTTATCCTTTTTACGTGTTCTACAGACCAAAAGTTCTAACTTCAGAGTCAGTATGGTTAACAATATCGTCTTCTTGGTTTAAGAATATGTTCTGTTCGCCACTAGTAGGTGACTCACCTTCAGAAAGTCCGTATGTATCCCACCATTGACTCGGCCAATTGAACAATTCAGAGTTTTCACTTCTCTTGACACCCCCAATAGTGTGTTTTGCATCCCACTCTTGGGCAGCAAATTCAAGTGCTTTAGACCCCATCCCTTCAAAAATCATACTGTTAACATCGTGTTCCTGTAACCATTTGATGGCAGGATACCATGAAAGACCACCTTCAGTTTCGTTGTCGGCATCTTCTATTGCGTCTTTTTCAATACCGCTAACAGTTTCTTTATAATTCTGTAAAAGTCTATAGTTTTTTGACTTCAATACTTCAGTAAAGTAATCACATACAGGTATTTCACCGTACAATACAATATCAGCTATTGCTAGTTTATCAGAACAGTGTCCATCTAAACCTCTTGACTCCCATTCTGTTTGGAAATTTCTCATCCAAGAATAGTGTGGTTGACCATCTTTAGTACCTTCATCAGCAGCTGCAAAGAAATTTGGTATGAATGTATCACGTTGAACATCTACACCATTTTTGGTCACTGTTATTGGGGAACTCTTGTAAGGTTGTTTACAAGGATATATCAACATAGCACCAAATATTGGAGCATCTGTAGTAGTACCTGTTGACCTAATTTCCTTTAATACCGTCTCATTGGGGACGTATCGCATTACAAACCATGCGTGGACTGGAAAATTTGACTTAATGTAATCAATATCATCAAGAAACAAATCTTTAAACTCTTCGTCTGTTTGAGTTGTATAACCAGTTGTGTGTAAACGTCTAACGTAAGATGCTTCAATCAACCTAAGAAGGTCTTCACTAGGTAAGTCTTGTTCTATTGCGGTATGAAAAATCTTTGGCATAACAAATTACCCCTTAAGCATATGGTGGGTAAATACCACCGACTTTAGTTGTGGTAAACGGCCAAGCGCATGGTTTAATCTCATCGGGAAATCTATTTGCATAAGCTGGCCCGAACTGCGAACATCCTAACTGATAAGCGGGTGTAGTGTTGTCTTCTACATAATTGAATACAGGAGTCGCATTCATCACTGTTCCAGCACTTGGATGACCAGCAGGGAAACCACCATTGTTTTCCCAATTTATCATCAGGTCTCGTATTGCATTAAAATATTGTTTTTGTTTTAATCCTGTAGCACAATGTAACACATTTTTGTATCCATCGGCTTTAATGGCAGTATGAATAGCGATTAAAAATGCATCGGATATGTGCAGTGATGATGCCCAAATAGAAGATGATGTTCCATCAAGCATAGGGTTATACATAACTGTATCCATAGCGACACATTCATCTCTCCAATCACCACTACCAACCTCTTGAGCCCATAGGGTGTTTAAATCGGGTATTGAATCAGCTGTCATGACGTATGTATCATTTTCACCCTTAATAGAGTGCATCAACTGAAAACCGATAATAGTAGAACCATCAAAAGTTCTCACGATATATGCATCACAACCAAAAGTTTGCTGAATAACCCCACTTAAGAAGTCAGAAATATATGTTTTGACTTTGAGTTTTGCTTCACTAATATCGTCAGTGTAATGCGGGTTATACTCATCAATATCCCCTTCGTTATTAAAGGGGCTATGTGCTTGGTGGGTAAAAAGTCGTTTTTGATTATCTTCTGACCACAGAATATCAAGTTCTGCATCCGTTAGCATGACCTTGTCTACCGTTGTTGTAATGGTAGACAGGTCGCAATTCCCAAACGTATTGCTCATAATTTAAATTCCTAAACTGTTATGCAACTACTGTAATTGTACCAGCAGCAGTTCCAATTCCAGCAACATTAGTAATAGTTGATGCAGTGTTAGTACCTGTATCTTTAATTGTTCCACCGTTCAATGCAACTGCGTTTGCACCAATTGAAAGTACATCATCAGCATCAGTAGCGGCATTGGCAGCTGCAATTGCTAATGTAAATGTAAGTTCGTTAGTACCTGTTCCACTTGCATATGACAATGTGTGGTTAGAATTAACACTGTTAACTACAGTTAATTGTGGTGTTCCAGTTACGTCAACTGCTTCGTTGAATACTACCTTAACAGATAGTGTTCCACCGTCTGACTTATCAAATGCAGTGATGTTCCAGTCGATATCAGTGATATCAGCGGCACCAAGTGCAGTTGTGAGTGCGGAACTAGACCATGCAACCAATGTCTCAGTCAATGTTCTTGAACCCACTACTTTTTTAAGTTCCCATCCGTGTGGTTTAGCAGATGTATTTGTTTTGTCGGAGTCAGATAACCAGTTAGGTTTACTCTCTGTTCCGCTTGTATGTCCCCATAATGGCATATCTATTTCCTCTCTTTTATTTTGTTGCTACCTTTAAGATAGCGTTAAATGCTTTTTTAAACCCTTTCGAGTCCTTTTGCATCATGTTTAAGTATTTAGACCGTATTGGCGCTTTGATACTCATCAAAGTTTTGTAAACCTTTGAAGCATCTCCTGCCTTTACTTTAGTCTTATTCATATCATCAGTACGGACATCAGTATCTTTACCTGTGTCATCTATAGATGCAAGTTGAACAAGAACATTTGCGTCTGCGTGTTTCTGTGTTCCCTGTGCACCATAGTCTAAAGCATTGACTGCCCTCATGATAACTTCGTCTTCGTCTGCTTCCCTATACTTACCACCAGCCATCTTGCTGATTTTGTCTAGTCGAGCACGTAAATCTTTTTCGTCTTTTGCAGCTGATACTGCACGTGCAATTTTCTTATTACCCGCATCGGACATCATTCCGAAATCGGCAACTTTCTCCATTACTTGAGCAGTCTTTTTAGCCGAGTCTTTGATGTATCCAAGTTTTTTAATTCTTTCTTTGAAAGATTTGTACCTTGCATCTAAACCTAAATTCTTATCGGTCATTAGGACTCCCTAATAGCAGATGCATATCTGTCCATGTTTGAAGTTTCTTCTTTGTACATGTTCAGTTCGTATCTTTTGTTGTCAAGGTTTGCAACTTGTACTTGGATGCCTTTCTTACCATCCTTTCCCTTCAGTCGATATGAATTTGTTTTACCACTTGATGGTCTCTTAGGCCCCATTGCGACTTTATCATCAATCTCTTTTGGGTCTATCTCAATACCAAACTTTTTCTTAGAGTATGCATATGCATGTTGCATTGCACCACTAAATGTTTTGTGATATAGGTCATATCCTGTTGAAGATTTAGCTTCAAAGATTGATTCTGTAATACCAAGTTTTTTCATCTCAGCTTCGATTTCTTTATTGATTGCTTTTAGAGCATTCAATGAAGGATTTTTAACCTTTGACTTATTTTGTGCTTTGTCGATTGCTTCCATCTCTTTTGCTTTCTTCATTAATAAGTTTGAGTATTTTAGGTACTTGCCTTCGGTAACTTCTTCTTTCATACCCATAACCTTATGGGCAAGTTTAACAAGAACGGTAATGTTTGCACTTTCCATTTTCTTCTTGTTACCATCGTTTACTTTGTCGTAAACCTTTGAAATCATAGATGCAGTGAACATGTCCAACATGACTCCACCTACTTTAGATGCTGATTTATCTGATACAATCTTTTGGATTTCAGGCATCAAATTCTTTTCAATTAAAAGTGATTCGTCTAGGGATTCTACTTCTTGATTTGAAATATATGATTCGTTTGCATATTGAAGTGCTTTCTGAACGTCTTTGTTTTTTAGAATTGCGTTACCGTAATACTTTGCAATCTCTTTTCTTGCAATAGAATCTGCACCACTAAGGTCTAAAGCAACTCCTACAGCTTTCTTAACTTCTGCATCTTTAACTTTGTTCTTTTTAAAATAGGCTGCGATTTCTTGACCAGTAAGTTTCATCTTACCATAAGCGCCAAGTGCATCGACTTTTCCATCTTTATCTAAGACTTTCTTTTCTTTTAACTCTTGAAAGATGTTAGGTTGAAAGTGATTCATATTAAACCTCGGTTGCGTTTTTCCACATGTCTCTGACTACGTCTTCGACTTTAACTTTTCTTTGGTCTTTTTCAGCAACTCTACGTCTAGTTCCGTCTGCTTTAATCCACTCATCGACTTGTTCTTCTTCTTCTTTTTCTTTCTTTTTGTCGATTGCTTTTTGAAGAGCGGGTGGAAGTTTACCTTCTTCAACCGCTTCGTCTTTACCTTTGTAGTTCTTGTCTACATAGTTGAAAAATTCTTTCTTTTTGTCACCTAATTCAGCGGGTGAATCTACACCGAACTTTTTAAGTGCCTTCTTAAAGAATGCTTGATATTCAGCAGAACCTTCTAAAACTTCTTTAGTGGCTTCTACTAAACCTTTTGGTAGTTGATTGATGCTCATTGTACTAATTCTCCCTTTTCAAAATAATTAAAAAGCATTGATTTTTTATCTTCGGTTAGTTCCAATGATTTTGCAAGTCTACCTAACATGTTCTTTTCAAGAAGTTTGGTGTTGATATCTTCATCGGATTCTTCATGAGCGTCTTCTACTATGGGTTCATCAAAATCAGTTAATAACATCAAGTCAATTTCTTCTGAAATTGTTTGGTCATCTGTCTTGATAGTTTCTTCAACGACAGGTGTAGGTGCATCCTTAATAAAAGAACGTACTTTTTCTAACTCTGATTTCCAATCTGCTTTATAACTCATACTCTTTATTTATATAAACTCAATCTTGAGAACCAAGTTTGAATCTACTTTCTCCTTATTCATTAGTTTATATTTCACTTTTTCAGGCAGTAAAAATTTATTACCTGTTTCCAATTTATTACCAAGTTCAGTGTTCTCGTATTGAATTTGCCAACCTTCACCTGAAAGAACATACACCATGTCTTTTCGTTTAGTTTGAATCCAAGGTGTTGTTGTGTCATATGTCCGTATGACGTATTTGTCGTGAGTCCCGTGTTTTTCCAGCCGTTCCTCTTTGACCATTAGCGTTTACTCCATTATTTAACTTTGGCGGCTAAATCTTTGTCTGCACCGCCCCACGTACCTTTACCTTTTGTGATGAAAGAATTTACCCTTGCAAATGCCCATTGTGGTGCAGTAGTGCCAGGTCTATGTCCTGTTTTATAAGCAGCAAGTCCTCTATTATAGACTTGTTTCAAAATACCAAGTGATATACCACTCTTCTCTGCTTTTGCCTTTAGACCGTTATCACCTTCCTCATCTATCTGTTCAACGATTTCTTGGTGTGCTTTATCGACTGCAGCTGGTTTAATTTTACTTATAAACTTCTGAAACCTTGCAAAGTCTTCCTTACCAATAAAAATATCACCATCTCTGACATTAACGAATGATAGTTTAAGAAGACCACTTTTCACTGCGAGTAGTTCAAACTTACTGTCACCAGCTATTCTTTTTGTTAGACCCTTAGCTTCATCCATCTCCAACTCTTCAAATGATTCTTTGATGGGTTTAATTTTAATTGCGTCATTGTAAGGATAGTCTTCCAAGGGATTACCAAATACAGATGAGAAATGTTTCTTTGTTCTATCATGTGTTTCGTGAAATGCTTTCTCACGTTCTTTGATAAAAGATTCCACGTTTTGACCAGGCGTATCTTCGGAATACGAGATTCTTGCTTCGTCTGTTCCTTGTTCTAATACACCGTTATCTGTTTTATTACCTGTCATGGTTACTCCCAAAAATGTCTTTTAATGTTTTTTCTGTTGTGATAGTCTTAGATGTAGTCTTGAAATCTTTTTTACGCATGATAGTCTTGTTGACTACCTCAAACTCTTCCTTGTTGCGGTCATACTTGATAACAACAGGTAAGTTTAAATCCATTTGCAAGTCTTTGATGACTGCTTCACTATCGGGATTCTGTCGAATACTCTTTGCTTTGTTTTTTGCAATCTTCTTGAACACACGTTGTAACTCTGCAACTGTTATAGCAGGGTCATTACGGTCATCATTCATGCGGTCAGCGAAATGTTTGGTGAACTCAATATCAACCCCAAACTTTTTAAGGATTCTGTCAGCAAACTTTTCAAGGTCATTGAGTTGTTTTTGGGATACGTCTTCTCCAAACATTTGTTTATACTTTTTAGTATGAACCGATGTCTTAGTTTTAGCATCTTTATCGCCTGGAGCTGGGCCGCTTTTCTTTGCTTTAAAATGTGCATCCCTAGCATCTTTAGTTTTTTTGTCGAGACCTTTGTAATACTTCTTGGGTTGAGTACCATCTTTATGTTTTACGTCTCTGTCTTGTTCTTCTTTATCGTTCTTGAGAAATAGTCTACCTTTAGACTGCATTTTTGCACTGACTTTTGATTTGAGACCAGCAGTTCTAAACAGACTGTTGATGAAATTAACTCCTGCTTCTCTGTTCTTTTGCAGTGACGTTACCATTTGTTTCTTAATGTCTTTTATTGCAACATCAATAACCATCAAGTCATCTGCAACAAGTTTACCCTCTTCAATACTTTGTAAGTATTTTGAGTCTTCGATATCAGGCAGAGTATCTTCCTGTTGGTCTCTCTCTGCTTCTGCTTCATCTTTCTTAGACTGTCTGTCGGATTCTCTTTCATGTTTTGCTTTGAGAGATTCTACCTCGTCTTCGTGTCTTCGTTTGAGGTCTTCAACTTCACGTGCTTGGTCAGCTTTTAAAGACGCAGATTCCTCTGGCCCTTCGGTTAACCATTCAGATTGTTTGTAAGTTTTTGTTATTCTCATATGTTTATTTAGACTTCTTTTTTAGAAGTTCCTGTTCTCTCCAAGACTGTGCCATTTTGTTATTAGGGTATCTTGATGTCCATCCCAATAGTTTACTATACAAAGAATCTGCTTTCTTATTCAAGTCTGCTGGGGTATCATCATTTTGAATTTCCACAAAGTCTTTCTTAAACATTGCTCTAAATGCTTTAGCATTCTTCTGTGAGTTTTCCCAATCACCCTGTACAATTTCCTTTGGTAGTTTTCTACTACGCATAGCATTACGTGCCTGTGCGTTTTCTAGGTTTGCATTCACAAATACCATTTTGTATTCGTATCCTAGTTTATCAAGCATTTTTTTGTAGTTTGAAATCTTGGATGACTTAGCTGCAGTAGTGTCGAATATCAATCCTAACCTACCATCTAGGTATCTGTCAAGGGCATTACCTGTAATCTTCTTTGCCTTTGCACGTATGGGGTCAACCTTAGAGAAGTCTGCACCCCTTAAGTCTAGACCCATTCCTGCTTTCTTAAGACCAGCTTCAAATGCTTTGTCTGTGTTTACGAGTTTTAAACCTAGTGGTTTTAGTGCAAGTCTATCTACGACTGTAGATTTACCACTGCCTGGCCCACCCATTAGGAATACTGCTTTGAAGATGCCTGGGTCATAAACACCCTCTGTAATTAGGTCTTCTCTGATATACCATGGTACGGTTTCTTCTTTGATACCCATACCAGTTCGCACATCTTTGTATAATGACTGTGCAATTCTTTTGTTCTTACTTGGAACACCATCTACGAATGCATCAAAGTCATCTTCGGATGCAAGTGCTCTCATTTTAGATGCGCTCATTCCTGATACGTCATCCGCATCGGGGTCTCTTTCACCCGCAGATATAATCTGTATTGAATTGAATTTATAGAAACCGTGTTTACCTTTCTGTCCGTTATACTTCTTAATAAGCATGTCGAACTCTTTAACTCTATCTGAACCTACAACCATACGAACATCGGTGAATCCTTTGTTGTGTAAGTCTGTTACAATTTCAAAGATAGTTCTTGCAGGCGTATTAATAACACCAACTTTCGGGAAGAACTTCTTAAGGTAAGATATTTTTTGTTTGTAACTGAGAGGATTCTTTTTAGGGTCACTTGAATGTGAAGTGTAAATCAAAGGCGTAAACCCACCCTTAGATGATGCTTCCAGTTTCTTAACTAGTTTTGCATGACCAGTAGTCGGGGGATTAAAACGTCCGAATGTAAAAGTTGCACCTTTTTCTTTTGCTTCGTTGAATGATTTAAATGTTTTCATTAGTCCTTAACCTCATTAGGATTTTTAGCCATGGTGCGTCTTTGGTCACGAACTAAATCATTCATGATTTCCATGTTCTCATCACCAGTCTTACTTGTGTCGTATTCGTATGCCTTTTCGGGGTCACCCACAATCCACCAATCATCATGTCTCATCTTAACATCAGTTTGTGCTGGGTAAGAAGGTAAAGCGTAATTAGTTTCCTCAGTTACACCCCCAAGTTTCTTTTTAATTTTTGCCTTTTCTTTTGCAATGACATCTTTACGAATCTTCATAGCAATTTTCTTAATTGCTTTCTGTTTTCTTGCCATTTGTTTTTCAAGAGCTGCCTTTGCACCAATACCTAAGTCTGCTTTAGACTTACCTTTGAGAATCTTTTTCTCAATTGACTTTCGTGCCTGTAGTTCTGCTTTCTTTTCAATCTGACCTTTCTGTAATTGAGGTTTCTTAGCAGCTTTCTTTCTCGCCCTCATAATCTTTGCTTTGTTCTTTCTGAATGCTTGTTTCATTTTCATTCTAGTCTTCTGTGAAACAACTTCATCCAAATGTTCACCAAATGTTGGTAGTCTAAAGTCTTCGTCAACCTTAGCACCTGACCGCCATTGGTAACATGACCAATAGTTTGCTTTCCATTTTGGGCCTGGGTCTGTGTCACAACCCATTCTTGAACGATATGCTTTCAATCGTTTTGGGTCATCACGTTTGATTTCCATATTAGGGTCACCAAATGTGACCTTAACAATGTTTCCTTTGTCGTTTTTTACATAGACCCCAAACTTTTTCTTACTGCCAGACGGAAGTCTAAAGGGGTCATTAAGTTTTACCTTTTTACCTTCGTGTTCTGCTTCGGTAATTTCGTGGTCGTAATTGCATGTACAGTCTGTCATATATCTATTTATCCCATTTCTTTTGTGCGGTAAAGTTATTATATGCAAATTCCATACGGTCTACAAGTTTAACTGCACCACCTTCTTTATCAATTGCAACATAACCTTCGGGGTTTACAACTTTAAACCCTTTGTCTGTTCTTACGAATGTACCAATACTCTTAACTCTGTTTAAAGCATTGATAATAATCATCTTACCTTCTACTAGATTTGCTTGAAACACTGTTAGGTTATCAATCATCTTTCTTAAACCTCTGAGTTCATTTGCAAAATCTTTAGCAAGTTCTCTCTTAATGTTTTTAGTCTTTTCTTGTTTAACTTTTGCAATCATCTTCTCTTCCCAATACTTATCTACATAGTTTAGATAGTCTTGAGTATTAGGATTGAACTTGTTGGCACGTATCAAAGAATTTGCGTATGTCTTGTATGTAGCTCCCGAAGCACCTTTAGCACTCATAGCTTCCATAACTTTTTGGAACTTGTTTAGGTCACCCTTCTTGATACCGTGGAATGCTTTACCTGTCGTAGTCAAAACTTTTTGTAGTTGCAATGCTTCCTTAGCAGTCATTGAACCTGTACCACTGACATCTTTGTATGTGGCATCGTCCATCCACACATCACCCTGTTTCAGTCCTTTAATGTTTGCACCAAACTTAGCACCAAGACCTTCGATTGTAGAACCACTGTATGTGGTATGGAATACAATACCCATTTGAGACTTAGCGATATCTTTACCTAGTTGTGAATCCTCTTTGACTGCGTAAACAATTGTGTTTGGGCCAAATGTAAGGTATGTACCGTCATCAAACTTTTTCTTTTCTATGTCTGCTTTAGTGTACATTAAATCACCCTGTAGGATTTCTTTCAATCCAACCTTTGATAGGTATTTGAATGCAGTTAGAAATTTACTTTCTAGGTCACCCTTAAGTTCGGGTGCGTCTTTGATTTCCTGTTCGGATGTATAATGTAGTTGTGCTTTAGTAAACAAAGATTTCTTTGCAACAAAAAACTTACCAGTTTCGGGATGAGGCCCTGCCCATATAGCGGGTGCACCGTCCCATTTAACCGTCATATTTACTCTAGAGTTACTATGACCCTTTAGCATTTTGCGTAGTTCTAATAGAAAGTAAATAGCAGAACGTCCACCATCAATACCATTATTGATGATTTCGTCCTCTAAGTGTTCTAAATGTAAATTTTTAACTGCCATAATAGTAGATTATACACCTTTTGAATGTGTTTGTCTACTATTTATGTTTTTTGAAGTGGTGTCGAATGCAAGTGCAATTCAATAGTATCAATAGCACCAGTGAGGCGTTGCACCTCACAAGTATCTTTTTCTCTTCTTGCGATTCTTAACTTTTTCTTAAGTACAACCTTCTGTTGTATCAAATCAAGAACCTCTTTAGATTTCAAATTCTTCGTCATAATATTACCAACTTGTAATACTATTTAGTTAATTTTACATCTTAAAGTCGCTAAATTTATCACTTCTTCCTCTATCTGCAACTGGAATTGAATCATCAAAATTAGAAGTTGCACTGTCTACCAACTCTTCTTGCGCCTCTTGTTCACAATCATAGAGTTTCATACGACTTCTATCGACACCAATAACAAATCTTTTGAATACAGTTGGGTCATTGTATCTGTTTTTCAACTGTTTGACCACTAGTTGGTCTAGTTCATCTAACTCTTCTGAAGTTATCAAGGCAAACATAAAGTCGGCAGTAGCAGGCAATCCAAATGATTCGGATGTATCTTCAAGACCAACATCAGTTGAACCAAATCCACTTCTTGTAGTTTGAGTTGCACTCATAATTGGTACATCATATTCAACTGCAAGACCACGCATCTCTTCAGCAATACTCTTAACCAATGTGTAAGAGTTAGCACCAGCGCCTGGTTTGATTCGTAATGAACCACATATGTTTAGATAGTCAATATAGATGACATCGGGTTTGAAGTCCTTTTTGAGTTCAAGTTCCTGTAACAAATGTCTGAAGTGACCAACGTGAGCAGCTGCAGTAGGATACTCCTTAATGAACACTCTACCTTTAGTCTTGTCCTTTAACTTGTCAATCTTCTTACCATACATTGACTTAGACATATCAGGCAGTTCTTTGATTGGTATATTCAAGATGTTTGCATCTATCCTTTCTGCAATCCGTTCCTCTGCCATCTCCATAGTAATATACAAAACATTCTTACCCATGAGTAAGTGTGCAGAAGCCATATGACACATGAAAAGGGACTTACCTACGCCTGTTCCTGCTAAGCAGATGTTCAAGGTCTTATTAGGTAAGCCTCCCTTAGTAATCTTGTTGAAGTATTCTAAGTCAAATGGTATCTTTTCTTCTTCTGTTGTATAGAAATCGTGTCTACTTTCAGCATCTTCTAATACATTGTGACCCACGTTAGCATCAAATGTAACTGATAGTGCGTCTCTAAGAAGTTCGGGGATTTCACCAGTAGAACGTTGGGACTTTTTGTCCACGACTTCGATACTGTCCATAAGTGCAAGATAGATTGCTCTGTCTTGACACCATTTCTCAGTCTCACCCGTCAACCATTCTTCTGGCGTATCCTCTTCAAATGAAGTAAACCCACCTACAACCGATTTAGCTGAACCTAGAATGTTGTCTGATAGTTCATCATTCGCATCTAGGTCGATGAGAAGTGCTTCGGTTGTAGGGGGTGTACTAAACTTTAGAAAGTAGGTTTGTACCTGTTCAAATACAGTGCGTTCATCCACCTCAGTGAAGTATTCACTTTTAATGTACGGAAGAACTTTTCTACTAAATGTTTCGTTATGAACTAGATTCTTCAGAATCGTCTGTTCCAGTCTCGCTGTTTTTTCCATACTTAAAATACTCATTAACTACTACTTCTAATTTCTCCATCACATCGGGTGTGAAGTATTTTTCGGGGTTGTTGTTGATTGTTTTACCAAACTCGGTTTTACCATTCGGTAGCAACACCCTTGTACTCTGCTTCTTGAATACATCAAAGGCAAGAGCAAGGTCTAACAAACCATAGTATCTATCAAGACCTTTATCATATGTAAGTCTGACATCTACCATTCTGTTCTCCACAGTCAATCTTGATTTAGCATTCTTACAATGAATGATGTTACCAATGATTTCTGTGCCTTCCTTCTCTTTTCTTTTAGACAAGTAGATAATTGATGAAGCTGCATACTTGAGACCACTTCCACCACCCATTTCTTTTTGTGGGAACATGGAACCGATAACGTCATAAGTGTGATTGGTTACAATCATTGGCACTTTTGCACGACCAAGTTTAAGAGTAAGAACTCTGAATGCACCCTTAGTAATTTGGGCACGTGTCATATCCTTCGTCTCTTTTCCTTCTGCAGTATCTTCAATCTCTTTAGTAGTTGATAACATACCTAGAGAATCAAGTACGAACATCATAGGCGGACGTTCTGACTCATCTGATTCTAGATACTTATCGAGTATATTAATAGATTGATTTCTGAATTCTTGAACCGTAACTACAGGCACAATAACAATACGATTGGAATCGATTCCTCGTTCCTCAATCATGTCTCTTGTGATAGCAGATTCTGATTCAAAATATATCACAGCAGCTTCGGGGTGGTCTTCCAAGAATTGTTTGACCATACCTAATGCAAAGAAAGTCTTACCTGTGGCAGACTCACCCGCAATTGCAGTGATTTTGTTTTTTGGTAGTCCACCGTATAGTGAACCACTAAGTAATGCGTTAAAGATGTAACTGCCTGAATCAACAAACGAATCTACATCCCCAGCCGCAACGCCATCGGAAACAATACCAGCGTATTCGTTCCCAGTGGACTTGACTAAGTCTTTAATAAATGACATAACACTTCTCCATAATGTATAATCTATTATACTGTATCTAGTACAATAGGGGAAGAGGGTTTTTAGTCCTTTTTATTCCCATTTTTAAGCTTTGATTTCTCAGAGTCAAATTTAACGTGTTCTTCCATCATTGTTTTGATGGTATGTAATTCGGTCTCTATGTGCACAATGAATCCAAAAATAATACTGATTAAGATGATGTAAATAATATCCATCCACTCTATTCCTATTATCATGATTCTATGCCAGCCTTTTCGTAACTCATATCAACTACTTTAGAATCGATTAATTTTTTCCTGTTCAACATGTGGTGTGCTTTGGTTTCTTCTTTAGACCCACCATAATATGGTACTGCGTGTCCTTCTTCAACTAACACATCTGTGACAAGTTTAGTAACTCCATTCATTTCAACTTCAAAGTCTCCTAAGATTCTTCCAAATTTACCTTTCATGTCCTCACCGTTTCTATTAATCTGTGTCTTCAATACGGTAGTTTTACCTAGTATTTCTTTCAATCGCTTCTTAGATGCTAAACCAAATTTCTTTTCAACCTTATCTCTTGTTCGGCTTTCGGGGGTATCAATACCCATTATTCTAACTCTTTCGTCAGATAAAATGATTCCGAAACCAAGGTCAATGTCCACATCTACTGTGTCACCGTCAACTATTTTTCTTATTTTTGCTCGGTATTCATACATAACAGGCATATTTATGCCCTAGGTGTTTTTATTACGAGAAAAACGAATCCAAAGATGCAACGGGTTCGGGATTCCAACCAATCAGTCCAATAACTGCTTTCAATGGTTCAACGAATGCTTTGTCGAACTGCATGTCATGGTCAATGAATCTGTGTAAATCAAACTCTTTTGGCAATCCACCAGTGAACGATATGACATTTTCATTGATAGGGTTCGGTGTAGTCAAGTATGAGAAATGTAGTTGGTTTCCATCTTTGATTACCTCGTACCGCATGTCAAGATTTTTCTCTTTGAGTAAGTGATTGTAAAGCAAAGCACCTCTTACGTGTATGGGTGTTCCTTTAGAGTAAATCATAGACCTATCAGAGTATTGCTTAAGACCCCTACATCCTCTAGGAAATGCAACGTCTTCAGGCGGCAACGTCCTAAAGTCTCTACGGGCAGTCTCAACAAATTCCCATAAGTCCTGTTCCGTCCCGTTCATGACAACCTTAAATGCGTCTGTAAGTTTACCTCTGACCCACTGTGGTGTACTAGACTTAGCAGTCTCAATACCCATCATCTTGAGTTTAGGTTCTTTCAGTCTAACACCTTCGTTGTCGTGAACGTTTAGGATGTATCGTTTCTTTGCAGTCCAAATACCACGGTCAGCGATTACTTCTCGACCCATTTCCATTTTCTGTTGAAATGCGTTAGTATCCTTTGCAAGTTGTTCATATCCTTCAGCAAGTACAGGTTCAATCTTGTCCTGTGCTATAGTATTAATAAACTCTACAATTTTTTCTTTCGGTGTATCTTCGGGGAATACTTGTCTGACCAAATCATCTAAAGTAATGTACAACGAATCAGTATCAATAGCAATCACATAGTCCTTGTCTTCTGTTTTAAGAACATTGTTTAACCACTGGTTGATTGTCTTCTCACCCCACTTGATAATCAACTGACCGCTTGTGGTGATTGCCTCTGCAAGGTCAACATCAAAGAATGCGAACCATTGATTAGCAAGAGCACCATAAGCGGAGTTGAGTGCAATCTTACGAACCTGTTGGTTATTGTATGCACGCTTGATTTTTGTTTCTAAAACTGTACGTTGTTTCTTATCTGAAACACTTTCCAGTTCAATTTGATATCCAATCATTTTCTTCTTCCATAACTTACGTTCATCATAGAACTGTTGCATAAGTTCGGGAAGGAAACCTTGTTTATCTCTTTTGAATTGTGCACCGTTAGGTGTTACAGCATAGTCACCATCAACAACTTGTGTACCGTCCAGTAACTTCTGCACAGAAGTATCAACCTTACCACGAATCATTTTCTCAGGCGATATGTTGTACTGCATAATAATATGCGGATACAATGAGTTCAAGTCGAAACTTACAACCCAATCATGACCACCAACCAATGGTTCTTTTACGTAAGCACCCTCAATCTTATTGGTCTTTTCTTGACCACGTAATTTTTGTGGGGGTGTCTGAATACCCTGTTCCTTGAGGAAGTTGTAAATAATGGTTTCCCAATACTTAACCATACCAAATGTATCTGCATAATTACACTTAGCAGTATACGCCATTGATTGAATCAACTCAATGAAACCAAGTTTGTCTTCCAGTTCTTCAATCAATTCTACGTCACGTACATTGTATTCTAAGAACAATGGGTAGTTAGTTCTATACAATGTATGGAGTGAACCATACTCTGTGTAGTCCAGTTTACCTTTACCTAGTTCAACGTGAGCAATGTGGTCTAGTTTGTAACTTTCCTGTTTAGTAAATGTATTCTTACGATACAGTTCTAGATAATCTAGGACATTTACACCATATAACGTGAACACTTGATTCTTCTGATAACCATATTGGGTGAACTCTCTTACGTCAGACATTCTCCAAGGCGACAGTTTTTTGTGGTATCCATCACCAAATAGTCTATCAAGTCTGTTACAAATATATGTTATATCAAATGAGTTTACATTCCACCCTGTGATAATATCAAATGACTGCTTGTCCCAATACTTAACGAACTCTTCCATTAGGAATGCTTCGTCAGCACATTCAACATAGTCAACGTTATCGGGTGCAGTGTCCCAAGGGCCAATACCAAATGTTACTGAGTTTTTACCGAAAGGTTTGATTGTGATTGCGTTGACCTTTTCCTTCGCCTCCATCGGGTCGGGAAATCCATCCTCACACTCACACTCAATATCAAGTGAAGCACAACGAATTAACTTTGTGTTGGGTTCTATTGTTCCGTGAAATTTATCAGCGATGTATGTGTATACGTAACGGTCATATCCGTGGATATCAAACCCCTCTACGTGTGCATACTGTTCTCTGAATTTACGAGCACCACCCATAGAGTTTAGATTGACAACCTCAAGTGGTTGACCATCCAGTGACCTATAGGCAGTTTGACCCTTCTTTGATTTGACGTAATGGTTAGGACGATAGGAAACTTGAAGTTTGACCTTCTTGTTACCTTGATATCCTGTTACCAGTATCTTGTCACGTGTTCTTGCTACATTAGTGTAAAAATCCATACTGTAAGTATACTACAGTAGTGACTATTCTGCAAGTGTCTTTCTTGCGGGAAACAACAATTCTCTGACAGTGTTTAGTTTATCTTTTGCTTCTGCAAGCTTTTCAACTTCTGTTTCTAAAGCTTGAACGATATCGGGATGTTCACCAATCCCTGTTGGATTTGATTGGTATACCATAGCATTTGCAGTGTGAACTGCAACATCACCCTCTAGTTTCTTTTCCAAGGCCCTTAATAAATCTGCCATTATACTGCTCTTACCATTTCTTGTAGTTCAACTGAACGTCTTCCTACTTGTTTAAACCAACGTGAATCTTCCATTTCAACTGCGACTTTTTCCCAGTCTTCAGATACAACACCTTTCCACATGTTATTGAATTTGCCGAATCTAGATGCACCCAAATTAAATGTCATGTTGATTAACACGTGTTGGATATCTTCAGGCAAACTGTAGAAGTCTGACCCACCTTTCGATTCAAATACATGAATAGTTTCTTCGACATGCTTGTCAAAGTCTGCTTCGTAATATGCATCAACTACTTCTTGACTTACTGGAGTTCCAGCAGGTTGTCCGTGTTCCGCATCACCTTCTTTGATTAAGTGACCAACACCTAAAGTTAGGTATCCAAGTGAATCTGCATATACTTCTAGCACTTCACCTTCGTGTCTTTTAATCTGTTCCTTTAAGATTTCTCTGTTCATTTTTTTCCTCGCTTTTCGCAACTTGTTCCTCTAGGAGTTCCACTAGGATATCTCCCATGAAGTTATTTAGGTCTTCATTTTGTTCTACTTCTTCAACCGTCATTCCTTCGGGCACTCTTCTAATAGTTCTTTGGAAATTGAGTTCGGGTTTACCATCTACAAACTCAACAGAACCAAACTGCCAAACTACACCAGTGAATTCACCTTTAATAATTTCGATAGCATAGTGCTCATCGTCCTTTTGATTAGGGTTTTCTACAATCCTACAAAATGATTCAAACATACTCAATGTGTTGTCCCCCTCTGAAACTCTTTTAACTGTTGTGACTCTCTATAGTTATGATGTGCCTGAACCGTCATCTCTGCTACTTCAAGTTCGGGATAACTTGTGACCAAACTGTAAACCAAACCAGCAACATCATTTTTAGATACACTTGGCATTGGTGAGTTTAATAGTCCTAAACATAACGTAGTCATCTTGTATCGTTTTTCTGAATTGTATTGATAGTTATTTGCAAGATGGTTCAAGGATGCTTTGGCAGCTGCGTAAAGATAACCCTTAGATATGTTTGGTTGAGCTGCACGTGATGAAAAATTGATAATGAATTTACTATCATCATCTACCCATGCGTTATGGGCTATTTCTAAAATCTTTGTTTGTTCAAAATCATCATGAGCAAAGTTAATTAATACATCAACATTTTCCCACCCCCACCAAAGGTCACCATTCATAGTTATATCTTCTATACGTGGTGTAAACACTTCTATGGTTTCACCTCTGTATGGAGTTGCTTCCAATGTATCGATGATGGTTTTCGCTAAACCACTAGTTCCTGTTATTGCTACTTTCATAATATTTTGTTACCAAATCAAATGATGGTTTCCCAAACAGCGAACCATCTACACTGCACTTGTTACAAGGCGAATGACTTCTATCACCCTTCATTAATCTTTTACGAATCTTTGTCATAGGTTTACTGAACCACACATCATGTAATGACATGGTCAATAGATTACCTACAACATGTTCTCTGCCCCAATCATTGGAACAGAATAAAACATCACCATTCCAATCAACAAACATTTTATAAAAAGGATAATGACACGGTTTACCTTTAAGCGTTTCAATTGCAGTCTCCTCTACTCCTACCCAATCCATTACTCCACTACGGTTATTAAGAATCAAACCATGTTTCTCAAAGTCTCCCCAATGCATTCTAAACTTATATTGTTCTTCTCTAATTCGTGCTTCTGCTAACATCTCATCAAAGTGTTGCATTTGTTCTATGCCATCATATAGATTGATGTAGAGTAAAACTAGCCCACTTTTAAATAGATTAGTTACATAGTCTACATCTAGTTTGTCACCGTTAGTGTTACACTCTATAGTTGCATGTGGTAATTCAAATCTAAACTCTTTTATAATTTCGGGGAACCAAGGATTAAGTAAGTTTTCTCCAAATCCACTAAATGATATCTTACCGTTAAATCCATTAGCACCCAATTCTTCCGCAATGGTTTGAGCACCTTTAACTGTGAGGTGTAAGTTTCTATTGGGAAATATTTTTGGGTCGTGTCTTGGACAGAATTCACAAGTTCTATTACATAACTCAGTGGTATTAATTTCTACTGTTAGAATAGAATCAAGAGGTCTGAGATTTTTAGCTTGTTTGTCCCAATGTTTCTTTTCCTGTTCTCTTCGATGTTCAAGGAAGTCGTATTGGTCAACTGCTGTAATTGGTATATTTTTACTCATAAAAAACTGGAGCGGGTGGGAAGAATCGAACTCCCGTCAAAAGGTTGGAAACCTCTTGTAATGCCACTATACGACACCCGCTTAACTTATCGAATTATGTCAATGTCTTCTGCATTGACGTTCCATGTTTCTAATTCAGTTCTGAGTCTGTCTTCTGATTTAAGTTTGTCATATCTTTTACCAGCAAGTTTTTTCCACCAATCAACAACACCTTCTAACTCATAACGGTCATAGTTTGGTGCTTTCTTGAGGGTGTCCGTTTCTAGATTTAGATAATCGACCACATTCTCATAACCATAATTTGAAAAGTATTGTCTCTTCCTTTCGGTGAGGCGTTTCGCATCTTCAAATGTTTTATTGAACTCTGCTAACTTTTCTTTGTCATGTATATTTAGTGAGTTTTTTATAGTAGAAATTTGTTTCTGAATAGTCTTCATTTTTCTAGACGATGCATCTTCATGTACTAATGGTTTGCCATCATTTTTAGTTTCAAACCAATACTTCAAATCTCTATAATTCTCATCATTAATAGAAGGCACAAAGTCTGATACAGTCAAACCCTTGAACCTTAAGAACGGTTTCATGCCATCATACTGTGATGCAGTTTTGGATGAACCATATAATGATGTAGTTTCAAACCCACAAAAATTTGTATTGTACTTTTTGTTCAGTGCTCTTCGAGCATGGTGTGAACAACAGATAGCTGCAAGTAATTTACCGCCAAGATAATTGTACCCAAATGGTTGAGTAGGTACAATAGTAAAACCCATAATAACACTGTCATTAAACCTCTTCATTGTATCTTTGCACATAGTGTCTAATGGTTTACCAAGCATATCATTTCTAGGTTTAGAGTTGATAGTCGGTGAACCGAATCTGATAAAACCTACAATTTTGTTTGTGTTCTTTTCATACACAACCCACTTTAAAGTCTTGCCTGGAATTGACTTTTCCAAGGCATGTGAAGTGGTGATTTCTAAGTAGTTATCATATAAGTCATTTGATAAGACTCTACATTCAAATTCCATGTCATGGGGATGCATTGAGAAGTCACTGAACATATCATCTTCAGGCCCCATGCCTGGCAATGACGTAGGTAAGTTTGCGACTCGTTCTAGTTTTACTTTTCTTAGGTAATCATCTATACGGTCAAATCCATTGTAGAAGTCGATAAAGACTTGGGAGGCGTATAGAGAATCTTCTTTTGATAATATTAGAGACATGTACTTATTATACTGAATAAGCACATGCCTGTAAAGAGGGTTTATTAAGAAATTTTAATTTCTTGAGGTTTATCCTCTTCGGGGATTTCCCTCTTCAAGTAAACAAACAAGATACCATCTAGCAACTCAGATGATTCAACTTTGATATCATCAGCAAGTGTAAATGTTCTCTTGAATGAACGTGATGCAAGTCCTCTATGGATGTATTCCATGTCATCTGGCTCTGCATCCCTAACACCCCCAACAATGGATAAAATCTCTTTCTCTTTAGTGATTAAGATATCGTCCTTACCAAAACCAGCAACAGCCATTTCAATACTGAAATTTTCTGCATCGTGTTTTACAATGTTGTAAGGTGGGTAGTTATTATTTGAAGGTGCGGAAGCACGTTCCAATAGTTGAAAGGTTCTGTCGAACCCAATTGCGAATGGGAATGATTTCCCAAATACGTCATCGTACATAGTCATAGCTTTTCTCCTTTTAATTTAAGCAAGATTATTATGTGCAACCTCTAATGAGCATTGCAATAGTATTTATAACACTATTATATGGGTTTTTTAAAAAATTTCAAGGGGTTTTTATCTTTTCTTACAATATTTTTTTGATTGTTGCACAGCATCTATATTGTTTGCAACTACTATGGACATGAGAAAGTTCGTCTCTGAAAAGACTTTTGAGTTCAAAGTATTATGCCTTCTATCGTGTTCTATAGCAGGTAGTAGAACTGCAGTCTTTACTAGAAACATTTTACCTACTGAGGGTGATTCACCAAGGATAGGATTTAATTCTTTGACACAATCATATTGAAGACCTTTATATGTTGTATAGATGTCTAGGAGTTGAAGTGATACAAATGTTGCCCACTCAAGGTCACTTACAGGTTCATGTAATTGGAGTATAGATAGTGACCTTGTCGCTCTTTCCTTTGACATTAATCCTATCAACTTCTGAGAATTTTCTATCTGTACAGAGTTGATAAGTTCTTTCCGATAACAACAAGTCAACCCCATCATAATTTCTTGTTTGTCCTTCGAGTCTAGCACCAAGGTTGACGGCATCTCCAATGACGGAATAGTCAAATCTAAGTTCGCTCCCCATGTTTCCAACGATGCACTCGCCAGAACTAATACCAATACCCACGTTAATGGGTGGAAGAGAAAGTGGTTTAAGTTCTTCATTCAATACCTTTGTTGCTTCAAGAACTTCTAGTGCTGATTTAACTGCTAACTCAGCATGGTCTTCACAATCTAGAGGGGCGTTCCAAAAACTCATTATGCAATCACCCATGTACTTGTCGATGGTTCCATTATTATTTAGAATTATCTTAGTCTGCATATCAAGAAATTTGTTAATTAGTTCTACTAATCCTTCGGGGTCATCTTGGTGCATATAGTGTTCGCTTATGGGGGTAAATCCGATTATGTCCATGAACATGAAGGACATCTCCCTTCTATCTCCACCAAGTTTCAATTTTGATGGGTCTTTTTGTAGTTCTTCAACCATATCAGGCGATAAATATTTTTGGAACTGTTTCTTAATTTGTTCTTTCAATTGATACGTAGTGAAGTATTTGTTGAAAGATGCGTGACCAAAAACTAACAATGAGGCAAGAGATGAGTAAAAAACATCGAGCAAAATCAAGTTCTCCATCCAAACGTAGTAGCCCATATACGCCTGCAATCCAACGACACCTAGACTCCCTATCCCCGAAAGAATTGTGGGAAGTCTGTAGACCATTGCCAATATTACTAGAGAAGAAAACAGAACAAGAACAATCTCTAGAAATTCAAGATAGTAGAATCGTTGTATTTGGAATCCTGTCAAGACGGTCTGAATTAAATTCGCTTGTACTTCATGGGGATACATTGCACCCATTGGGGTTGAAACTGGATTACTCAGACCT